GGCATGAATCAGACTTGAATCTAATAGACGAAGCAGGTTTTATAGATGATCTGGAATACGTTCTCAAAGATATTCTAATGCCTCAGACTTTGACTACTGGAGGAAGAACAATTGTAAGTAGTACTCCTCCTCGGACGCCTGCTCATTATTACAATAGGTTATGTACAGAAGCACAATTGGGAAGGTTTTACTCTCTCTTTACAATCTATGACAATACTAGTATAGACCAAGAGACAATAGAAGAATACTGTCAGGAAGCAGGCGGAGTGAACTCGACCACTTGGAAAAGGGAGTATCTATGTCAGTTTGTAGTCGATGAACAAATTGTTGTTATACCTGAATGGAATGAGAGCTACATTGGAGAACTAGAACTTGACGCATGGAGAATGCACTATCATAACTATACAGTCATGGACATAGGAGGACGGCATAAGACGGCGGTTTTGTATGGCTATTATGATTTTAGGAAAAGTGCATTGCAAATATTAGATGAGTCAATCTTCACAGGTCAGGACACGACAACTGATCTTATTGCTAGAACTATACAATACAAAGAAGAAGAACTCTTTCATGGAATGGTAGAACCGAAGAGGATTGCAGACAATAACAATGTGATATTACTACAAGACATGTCACTCATGCACAATGTCCACTTTGCACCAACGAACAAGGATACATTGATGGCTATGGTCAATGAAGTAAGAGTCTTCATATCACAGGGAAGATTGCGAGTCGCTAGTATATGCAGGGAATTGATAGGATGTCTTACAAGTGCTATTTGGAATAAACAGAGAACACAGTTTGACATATCCGATCTTTATGGTCACTTTGATGCCTTGGCTGCATTGATCTATATGATACGTAACTTGGATCAATATTCCAATCCAGTCCCATTCACGGGGACGGCAACTCCTTATACTCACCATATTAATTATCAGCAAGAGAATCAAGAGAGAGCAAATTTAAAAAGGATGTTCAGAAGATGAAAGAACTTATTATAATATCTACATTTGCAATATTATATACTTCAATATGTATTTCATTATTTTTTTTTACACTATGGTTATTAGCAAAAATATTAAAATGAAAAAAGGATGTTAAAAAATAATGAGAAAAGAATACCCATTACATGAATCACGTAGGATAGAAAACGGATGGGACATTGATTTGATTTGGTGTCCGTCCCAGATTTATAAAACATTTACGGTTAACCAAAAAGAGTATATAATTTATCTTAGATGGAGATTTGATGATCCATGGGAAATACGTATTGATGGGAAATGGTTGGATATGCTAATAGTAAGAGATTACATAGCAGAAGAATATCAGGAATTGATGAATTTTATTGATAACAATATAGAAGAAATAATAAAAGAATACGAGGCTAAATAAATGTTAACCAAAACTAAATTAGAAAGCAATGCAGTATACTATGCCAATCTACCAGTAGATGAGATCGGTGGAGAGCTACAAAAGAAAGTAGATGACTACTACCAATATGTAAGACTCAATGGGATGTTGGATCTATGGAGAAAGTCATATCGACAATACTTCAGAGCAGGCTTTCATCTAGGAGATACAGTCAGAGGTGGGGAGTCAGGAGAATATTCTTTTCTGTATGTCAACCACTTTAGATCTATCTTACAAGCAATCCTATCTATTACAGTGTCACAGAGACCAACATTCGATGCAAGAGCAGTAAACAATGATTACTCAAGTCAAGCACAGACTAAACTTGCACAAGGTCTCTTAGATTACTACATGAGAGAGAAGAGATTAGAACGGTATGTCGCAGATGCAGTCGAGTTTGCTATATGGTCAGGCGAAGGCTATTTGGCTTTAAATTGGGATGTAGCACTAGGAAGAGAATATGGAGTAGGACAGAACAACGAACCAGTCAGAGAAGGGGACATTAAATTTACGTCATGTTCTGGAATTGATATCATACGGCATCCATATCTCAGAAAGTTTGAAGATCGTAATTGGTTGATAGTAAGAGAGTTTGTAAACAAGTATGAACTGGCTAAAAAGTATCCAGACTTTGCAGACGATATAATTAACTCAGAAATGTTTAGTCAGAATCTTAAGAATGATTTTCTTGATTTCTACAAAATCACAGACTCAGATCTTATTCCATTCTATAGATTCTATCACGACAAAACTCAATCTGTTCCCAATGGAAGATACTCGGAATTCATTGAGGGTGGAACGGTCGTTTTTGACAGTGATCTTCCTTATCCAGAAATCCCAGTTTATGCACTTCACCCCGGGTCAATCTATGCTTCTCCTTTTGGTTATACAGTATCATTCGATATGTTGCCTATTCAGAGAGCTATCGACGGTTTAGCGTCTACAATCCAAACCAATCAAGAGGCTTTTGGAGTGCAAAATGTTTTGGTCCCAAAAGGATCTAACTTAGATGTCGAGGAATTAGTAGGAGGTCTTAACATAGTTCAATATGACGCCAAGATGGGAAAGCCAGAGCCAATGAATCTTACTGCAACACCTGTAGAGATTTTCAATCGTTACAAAGAATTAATCAATGAGATGGAATCTATTTCAGGGATCAACTCAGTAGTAAGAGGAAATCCAGAAGCTAGTCTAAAGTCAGGGGCTGCCTTGGCATTGGTCGCATCACAAGCAATTCAGTTCTTGCAATTGACTCAACAGAGATACGTGCAACTATTGGAAGACTCAGGAACTGCAATCATCAACATGCTCAAAGCTTATGCAGCCGTTCCGAGAGTGGCAACGATTGTAGGAAAGATGAATACTCCATACATGAAGGAATTCAAGGGAGAAGATCTTGAGAATGTTCAACGGGTAATTGTAGACATGGGCAATCCTTTGAGTAAAACAACTGCAGGAAAGATCCAAATAGCAGATACTTTATTGCAATATGGTTTTATAAAGAATAGTGACATGTATTTTTCAGTATTACAGAATGGAAGATTAGACTCAATTCTTGATCCAGTGCAAAGACAACTCATGCTCATAGCACAGGAGAACGAACAAATGTCCGATGGCATTGATCCTCCTGTATTGGTGACTGACAATCATCCTATGCACATTCAAGAACACAAACAATTGTTAGACAGTCCAGAAGCTAGAAACAATGTCGAGTTAGTATCTATTGTATTGCAACACATGCAAACTCATATACAGCAATTGCAAACTGGAGATCCTAATTTGTTTAATATTCTTGGTATTCAGTCTCTTCCTCCTAGCACTCCTCCTCAGAATCAACCACCAATAGGGCAAGTTACACAAGGAGCAAGCGTCAATCCATTGGAACAGACAACGGGATCTTTGCCGAACTTGCCAACCAATCCAATGACTGGGGAGAGATACCAAACACCAAGCGGAGCTAGTGCAGTACCAATATAATAGGAGAATAATATGGAAGAGACAATAGAATCAAGTGAAATAGAAAGTAGTTCAGAACCAATCGAGTCGACAGAAGAAGTAGTAGCACAAGAACCGATTGTAACTCCAAAACTCAGAGAAGCCAAAGTAGATGTCGATGGACATGTATTGCAAATTAATGAGAAACAATTGAAAGCACTTTGGGGATTGCCAGACAATGAAGAATTGACTGACAAGGAATTTAAATCTTTGGTCTCGGCATACAAAGCACAAAAGACGGCGGATCAAAGATCATTGCAGGCATCCAAACAGGAAAAGTTAGTAAAGGAGATTGCGGAACTAATTCAGAAGAATCCATTCGAACTACTCCAAAGGGCAGGCTATGATCCGAGAGAACTAGCAGAACAGTATCTTGCACAAGCAATCGAAGAAGACATGCTTCCAGAAAGCGAAAAAGAACTGAGAAGAGTCAGACAAGAAAGGGATGAGCTAGAACGGCAATACAGAGAAGAGATGACTCGGAGAGAACAGGAGCAGGTAGAACAAGCACAAGCACAAGCACAGCAGGAAATCACTTCTCAGATTATCGAGTCACTCGAAAACAGTACTCTTCCTAAGTCTGCAGACGTAGTAAGAAGGATTGCAAACTATATGTTAATTGCAGAACAGAGAGGATTGGCAATCCATCCAAAACAAGTGATTCCTTTAGTAGAGGAGGATTTCAGAAATCTTAATTCACAGATTTTAAAGTCTATGGATTCTACCAATCGAATTAATTATATCGGTGAAGATCTCCTCAAACAGATCAGACAGGAAGATCTTGCCAGACTCAAAAAGCCTACTAGCAATTCTGTTCAATCCCAACCAAGATCTTCTAGGGAAACTACTAAGAAGATTACTAAAGAGGAATGGAGAAAACAACTAGCCGAGAGAATCAAGTCATAGTTTGGTGTTTGTGGGTAGCGATACCCATTTTTTTAAAAATGACTTGACAACT